CAACGCCGAGTTCATTGTGTTCGATGAGCCCGATTGCCGCCGCCAGTTTTGCAGCCTGCCGCACGTAGTCCTGCATCGTCATCAAGTCGCGCAAATCAAGGATTGCGCTTGTAAACGCTGGCAGCCCTCGCGTCTGGTCCGGGGCCACCGGCTCGCGGAGGAAATCCATGTTGCGTGCGCTGATGTCACGGTCTTCCTCCGGCGTGCGCCCTAAAACGCGGAACCCAATGGGGCGCCCGTATTCGTTTACGATGACCCCGTTGTGCTGCCGGTACCCGCGAAATGCCCCGGCTTCCACTGTTGGTTTGTTGTCTCGGCTGCCAATCGCGTGCCAAGGGATTTGTTGAAACTGCGGGTACCCGTCACGCGCTTCAGTGTACAGGCAAAAGACATCCCCGTCGCGGTCTACCGAAAGACTGTCGAGGTAAAGCGCCGTCTGGAAATCCATCCCGTTAACATGCGACACTCCGTAAAACTGCGACACGAGCCAGTCAGTCGCCGCGCGGCCCCACTCTTTGTCCTCGCCCTCAAACCGCGGCAGCCAGGAGCGGCCGACTACGTAAGTCGACTTTTCTTGCAGCGCACCCTGCGCGGGGCCGAAATTCCAAAAAAGTTTCTGCGATGCGTTGACGATCGTCCGCCACTCGCTCACGTCGATATTTTTGTCGAGCGGTTGCGCGTAGTTGCCTAGCAGGGGCCTCTGCGCCCAGTACCCGCCGTTTGCCAGCCGCAGTTGGTTAGGCCCGCCAGTGGCAAACCCAAGACTGGCTTTGATGCGTTGCAAAAAGTTGCGGACCATATCAGTTGAACATTGCCTGCGTGCGGGTCACCGGCCGACAGATGCCGCGCGCTTTGTGGTCAAGGGCGAGCTGCGCCATCGCTAAAATTTGCAGCTTGGAAAGCATCCCCGGCGCGGAAAATGAAAAGCTCGATCCGTTGACCGTGCTGGAAATTAGCGTGCCTTCGCCTGCGCTTACCGCGTCGAAAGTTGAGTCGCGCAGGTTGCGCAAAAGCGCCACGTCCTGCTGGAGAAACACGTTAAGAATCACAGAAGTTGCGGCGTCCACGTAATCCGCCGCATGTCAATCACTCGTCCCGGTTGTCAATCTGGCCGAGAATTCGGAAATACGCCGCAGCGACCAGCTGCATTGCCTCGCAATCCCAAAGGTGGTTGTGCCGTTTTACCAGCACATACCTTTGCTTCACCTGCTTTGTGACGCGGTCTACGGTGTCCCGCTTCACCTCGGAGTTCATGTGCGACGTCCAATCGATAGACACGTCCCGCGGATGCTCCCACAGGGGCGCCCCCTGCGCGCGCAACCGGACAAGCTGATCCTTGATCGGCTCGTTTGCCCAGTTGATCAGTTTACAAGTGTGGCCCCGCGGAGACCGCACCGGCCGCGGTTCGGAAAACGCCCGTTGATGTCGCCGGCGCCCGGTGCCGATCCAAAAGAAGTCATCCCCGCGGCCCATCATCGCGTTCCAGCCATGCTGCCCACACTCATCATACACGTTCCCGGTGCTGTACCCGGCGTCCTGAAAAACGCAGTAGTCCTCCACTTTTAAACGCTCCTGCGTGTCGCGGATGCTTTCGATCGTCAACACCTTCCCCTCCCAAATCAACCGGCTTGACCCGTCGGCGCGCCATGCCCGGCACAGCACCCACCAGTGATCCTGCTGCCGGTCGATCGTTAAAAACCTGCGCACTTCCCCTTCAATCCGCTGCCCGTCGATTAAATCGGATTTAAGGTAATCCGCCCCGCGCAGCTCCACCGGCGGCGCGTCGTTCTCTTGCTTCCAAACTTCCGCCAATCGCTTCTGCACAAACTGCCGCAGCGCGGACAAGTCCCCCGACTTTTTCAAAATTTGCGCTTTGATCCACTCAACAACAAGCGTGCCCCACGGGATCCAGTAGACACCAAGCGCCGAATAGTGGAACGACACGCGCCCGGATAGCCCGTTGCTTGGCATCCGCTCGTAACGCCCCGCGGTGGCCATCGCGCGCCGCTCCTGCGCCGTGTCGCGTGTGACGTGCCCGCACTCCGGGCACTCATGCCGCGCCGAGGACGCCAGCCGCTCCCAGTCGGGCGTGCCGTCCTCAAGCGTGGCATCCTCCCACTTGATGCTCGACCACACCAGCCGATGCCATTTTTTACAGCCCGCGCACACGGTCCCCCAGCACCGCAGTTCGCCGGCCTCAAAAAACGCTTCGGCTTCGTGCGTGTCGTCCCAGCCCTGCGACACCCCGATCACCACCGAGTTCCAGCGGTCGTGCGTCCGCCGTTGCGCCTCGCCAATCATGCCGGGGCGCCACCTCCACAGCTCGTCCATCCACACGTACCGCATGGACTTTTCCTGCAGGCTGGAAAGGTTCGCGCCTGCAATGAACAACGGCATGTGCGGAAATAGGATGCTGGTCTTACGTTTTTGATGCCGGTCCCGCGGAAACAGCGCCGCGGTTTTTTTGCACCCCTGCAGCACCGGGAGCAACCGCGTTTCGGCAAAATCCTTGGCCATGTCGTCACTCTGGCCCACTAGCAGCATGCCGCCCGGGGCTTCCGCCACCACGTACGCCACCAGCAGCTCGAGAAGCGTCGTTTTACCCCCGCCCACCGGGGCGCGGATCGCAATCTGGCGGTGCGCCCCCGCGGTAAACGTCTGAATGATCTCGTTGAGCCAGGGGGTCACCGCTCGGTCAAACAATGTCGCGCGCGCCGAGTGCGGCAGCGTCACGTTTGCCTCCAGCCAATCGAGAGGGTCCCCCCGAAAACGCGACTGGAACCCGCAAAGGAACCCGTCAAGGACCGGGGCGCGGCACTTCCTCGAGTTCGTCGGGTTCTCTAACATCGAGGAGAGATTCCAATTGACCACGGATTTTTTCGATAAGGGAATCAAGTCGCACTAGCAACCGGTCCCGGATTTGAATTTCTGTAAGCCCAGCAAGGTGCCCGGGCAAGTCGTTTGCCAGCGCGGACAACTCCGCCACCAGCACGCTGCCAATCGTTGTCGCCTCCTCTCGGATCTGATCGACCGGCAAAAACTGGTTTCGATCGACCAGCAGACGAAATTTGATGCGCTCGGTTTCCGCCCGGATTTTTTCCAAACGCGCCGCGGCAATGTTCGGGGGCCCGTGCGCGCTAATCTCAGCCGACTCGGCCGCCTTCGCAGCTTTCCATGCTCGCGCACTCTCCACCGAATCGCGCGGCATTCCCTGCATCGCCCATCGGCTAACCGTGGACACGTTCACGCCCATTTCAGCCGCGATGTAGGCCAGGATTAACCGGCCAGATCCATCCCGGTTCGGACTTGGTGGTCCAACCGGCTTTTCCTCCACCCGCGGCCGGCGCGCCTGAGGTTTCCGGGGTGTCTTTTTGTTACTCACGTTTTTTTAGAAATATGCGGCAACCAGCGTCGACAGTTTCCGCCCAAAGAGATTCCTTCCCCCCCTACCCCCTGCCCCCCTTTTTGTTCCCGCGGCCGTTTCTGCGCCCGTTTACCACCCCGTCCGCTGTATCCACCCGCTTTGCTCGCCAAACGCCCAGCAATCGCCCGCCAAGCGTTGGCAATCGCATGCCCTGCGGTCTGGTCCGGTGCGGTGTGTTGTTCACCCCTGCAGACTGCGTGCGTTTGTGCGAGTCGTCAACGTGTTTGCGACTGTTTGCTGGATTTTGCGGTTGTTTTGCGGCCGTTGCAGACACCTTAAATCGTTGTCCTACAGAGTGTTTCTCTCTCTATACATACATATTTTGCAAAATTAGAGAGAAGGTTCATGTATGTGTGCAGGCGCACACGCGCACACACACGCGTATACGTGCGCACACACACACACATGTGAGGTATATGCCCCCGCAAAATCCGCAAAACTGCAAACAGAACGCAGAAGCCTCTGTGTTTGTGTAGGTTATGTGTTTGCAAACGCCGCAAACACCCCCCTCGGTTTTGCAAAATCCTCGCGTGCGTACGCGTACGCGTGATCGCGCGTGCCCGTGTACGCGTGCGTGCGTACCCGCCCGTGCGCCTGTACGCGTGCGTGATCGCGCGTGCGTGTGTACGCGCGCCCGTGTACGCATACGCGCGGCGACCTCAGCCCTCCAGGCCCATTACCGCAAACGGAAGCCGCACTGCCCGCTTCATCACCCCGTTAATCCGGGTCGCTGCCAGTTCGCGTGCCCCGTCGATGCGCTTAAGCTGGTCTCTCCACTTGTCGCAAAACGGCGTCTCTCGGTAAATGCGCCGCAGTTCGTCGTGGCTGTTCGCAACATCCAGCCCCTCGGTGCGCACGCCGACACCAAACCGCGCCAGTGCCTGCCGTGCCAGCTCCGCCGATTCGCTCTCCCAACGGACGCTAATTGCCTGCCGGACTAACTCCCCAAGCGTTGTGCGGGCAGGTCCCCGGCGGTCAAGGTCCACCATCACGTGCGCCTCCAGCAGATGCGCTAGGCACTGCGCCTCGTCGCGCTCGGTGTCCGCGCTCCTGAATGCGCTCCAATCCTGCCGTGCGCACCATTCCGCGGCCGCCTCTGACGTAATGCGCCCGCCGGATGTAAGGCTGTACGCCCCCGCGAGCAATGCGCCCACCTGGTCGGCGTCGCGTTGGTTGCCTAGGTGATCCAACACTGCATTTTTAAAAACGGCGCAGTTTGCCGCGATCACCGGCGCAAGTGCTAGCGATCGCGCCCGCAAAGCTGCGGCCCACTCCGGCGCGCGGACGGTCTGTTTCCACAACTCGAGAGCCTCGGAAAATCGGTCCACCTTGCGCTGATGCTCCGGGACAAGGTCCAACACGGTGACTCGGCTAAGGTCTGCGCGTTGCGTGGCGGCAATGCCGATGCTCGAAAACAAGAAACACGACCGCACGTGCCAGGTGAGCGCCTGCCCGCCCGCTGTACCCTTGGCGATGCGCCCGTCGCTTTCGCGGGACGCCTGTCGGGCCAGAATCAGCACCGCCTGCATCCTCCTCTGGTCCGCCTCCCTCTCTGCTTCGGCTTCGTCAAACACGACCGGCAACGCATCGCACCCAAGAAGCTGCCGGATCCCGGCTTCGGTCGTCACACTCTGCACGTACAACGCGCAGTTGCCTAAAACCGGCCGGACCACGTTGTCTAGAATCCACGTTTTGCCCGTCCCCGCGGGGCCGGTCAGCCAAAGGTGCGGACGCCACTCAAGCGCCCCGCAGATAGGAGCCAACGCAAGCCACCCTGCAAGAAGTTTTGCATCCAACGGGTTTCGGAACTGAAAACACCCGGTAAGCTCCAGCAGTTTTCCCGACTCAGGTGAACGCAGGGGCTGCACTAGTTCCGCGTCAAGGCGTCGCCCCTTTTGATAAGTCCACCTGCTTGAATGCGCATCAAGCGCCGTTTCCTGCCCATCAACTAAAAGGCGCGTTCCAGCGTGAAAAACGACGCGCCCCTCGTCAAGCCATGCGCCCCGGCCGCGGACAAGACTCGGGTCAAAATCAACGCGCTTTGCCCGTTGGATCAAGCTGTTGGCCGCGGCAAACCAATCGGCCCCGTCTTTTGCCGGGTAAGTCGCTTCCCAGTACTGTGCAGGCGCAAGCTGCAACAGTTCCAGCTTTCGGTGCTGGGGTGCCTGCAACCCGACAACCTGCTGCGTGTCCGCCGGGCAGTAAAAAAACGTGCCGTCGGCGTGCCCTAAAATCCGAAAAGGTTCCTCTGGGTCAGGGGCGCGGACGATCGGTTCCTCTGTCAGGTAGTCGGCTGGCGGTTCGTTGGGTTCGTCGTATTCTGGGGGATTAGAATCTTTTGCCCCAGTTTTTTCGGGCGCGCCGCCCGCCTTGATGAATTCCCGAATTCGTGCGGCGTCCCATCCCTCGGCAATGGCATCCGCCACGTCCCACCCCTCAGACCCTTCGACCCGGAGCACCGTGCAGGCACTCGCGATGCCCTCGAGGGCTGCGGCGATCGTCTCCGCGGCTTTGCGCCCCGGTTCGTCAGCGTCGGGCCAGATAACCACGCGGCGCCCCTGCAATGCGCCCCAATCGGCAAACCGCACGGCTTTGCACCCCCCGGGCCATGACAAGACCACGGCAGAAGGTAAAACCGCCTGCGCAGCATCGGCGCACTTTTCCCCCTCCACCAAAAGCACAGTTGCGCCCGGTGCAGCCGCAAGCCGCGGCAGCCCGTAAAGCGGCCGCTGCTTCCGAAACGATTTCCACCTCCAGGCTTCTCGCCCGCTTAGGTGTCGGCACCACGTGATGGGAAGCACCTCTTTGCGTCCCTCCACGTCAAACCGGCAAACGTACCCGACCAAGTTTCCGGCAGCGTCCCGGTACTCCCACGCGTGCGCAGGTGCGCCGAGTTTAAAATTTCGAGTATCGCACGCCGGTGCGTCTCCGGGCGCGTGCGCTAGCGGTTCCCAGTCTTCGCGGTTTGTCGGCGCGATCGGTGCAGGCCGCACCTGCACGCCTCCTGCACTCAGTTCTTGATCGAGTTCGCGCGCGGCATCCGCCATGGACCCGCCGCGGACCGCTGCCAGCAAGCTCACCGGATCGCTTCCCCCGGTGTCCCCGGCAAAATCGCGCCACACACCCGTGCGCAGGTTGACGGACAGGCTGCGGCCCTTTTCTCCGGCGAGAGACCCGGCTTTGTACTCGGCTCCCTCGCGATGCCCCCCGGGAAGCCACCGCTGGCAAAGTTCGTGCAGGAACGGCAGCGCCGCTGCGTTGATGCGGTTGTAGTCAATCATGGGTAAAAAAAAGCCCCCGGTTTTGGCCGGGGGCGGGTTGTGTTGCAAACTTAGTATTGCTCAATCCCATCTTCGTGCAGGCAAAGGTGCCCGGGTGCCATTTCTGCCAAATTTGCCGGATTTACTTCTTTCAGCCAGTACATGTACTGGTTCACCTTGCTGTCCCAAGTGCGGTCTAAAATTACAAATACGCCGCAGCGTATACCGCGCACAATTTGGTTGAGGTGAAATTTAGGTTCGTGAGCAAGCTGTATTGAAAGTGAAGCGAAGGTCATTGTCATGCGCATCACTCTAACCGCCGCTTGCAAGGATGCAAGCGTTTTTTACAAGATTTTTTCTGCGTCTTGTAAACTCCTAGCAATCACCGCTTTGCCGCCGCATTTTTTCACAAACGCCGCCCAGTTTTCCTGCTCTGGCGTGACCCGCGTTCGTTCGCCTTTGACTTCCACCGAGAGAAAAACCGCAGCTTGTTTCCCGACCATATCTTGCGTGATGGTAACGGTTTGCCACCCGACAAGATCCGCGGATCCTTTGCAAAGCCCCGACGTAATCACGCGTCCGTCCTCAAGGCGGTACGTGCCCACCTGGTTGCGGAAAATCCGCACGTCCGGCCGACTGCCTAGCTCGCGCATGATCTGCGCCTGCAAAAGTTTTTCACTCATGCTGGCACCCCCCGTTTTTGCCGCGCGGTGAAGACATAGCTCGCCCATGCAGTTGGGTTTTTGTATCCGCGCGCGCGGCCAAGTGCGATCAGCTCGCCAAGCGTCCGCGCCTTGCCTTGCGCTTTGTGTTTTCTGACTGCAGCCAACCGCTCGGCGTCGAGTTGCTCAAGTTCGCCGGCGACTTCCTCCACCTGGCGGCCTTTGGCCTCATACTCATGCCCGCACAACGGGCAAACCAGCCCGGGCGCATGGACCGCATAGCAGGCGGGGCATTGCCGGTTTTTTATGCCGTCATCCGCCGTGCGTTTTTGCCGACGCTCCCCTGCGCCCTCAAGTGACCACCCCCGCAGTTCCTCCGCCAATCCGTGGCGGAGCACGTTGCCCACGTGATCAAGTATGACCGCATTTTGTTTTCCCGGATGCGGCCGCAGCACGCGCCCGACTTGTTGCAGGTACAGCGCCAACGATTTGGTCGGCCGCAATAAAATCGCCGCCGTAACGCACGGCAGGTCAAACCCCTCGCTAACAATCTCACACGAAGAGAGGCCATGCAGTGCGCCCGTGCCAAGGTCGGCGACAGCCTGCCGCCGGACCTCGGGAGTCATCGTGCCGTCGATCACGCCCCACCGAAAGCCCGCCTCGCGAAAATTTGCCGCGACGTTTTCGGCATGCGCAATCGAAGCGCAAAACGCGATAGCCGGGACACCTGCGCACAGTCGCCGGTAGTGCGTCACTGCGTCTCCCGTGATGGTCGGCCGGTTAACGGCCTGCTCAATGTCCGCCTTGTTGTAATCGCCCGCGGTGGTCCGAACGCCGTCCAAGCTCGCCGTTGTCGGGGCGTAGTACACGGGCCGCGACAAAAACCCCGCAGTAATGAGGTCCGCCACTTCCGGTCCGCGGATGAGGTCATCAAACACATCGCCCAGCCCTTTCCCGTCGAGTCGTTCTGGAGTCGCCGTTACGCCAAGAATCTTTGCCGCCGGGAACGCCTGCACAATCGCGCGCCAACTCCCGGCCGCAGCGTGATGGGCCTCATCGATGACGAGCAAGTCCGGCGGTGGCGTGTTGCCCAGACGCCGCACCAGCGTCTGCACCCCGGCGACCTGCACGGCCTCGGTGCGGTCTGCCGTGCGGCCCGCGGCGATCATGCCGTGGGAAATTCCCAACCCCATCAACGCGCGGGACGTTTGGTCAAGAAGCTCGGCCCGGTGCGCCAGGATCATAACCCGGCGCCCCTTTGCTTTGGCTCCCTGCGTGACGTAGCAAAACATGACGGTTTTCCCGGCGCCCGTCGGGGCAACTAAAAGAGGCGCACGGCGCCCCGCAGCAAACGCCGCACGGACTGCGCTGATGGCCTCCTCCTGGTACGGCCGCAGCGTCATTTCACCAGCGCACGTTCAAGTCGTTGCAGCGTGCGAAAAGTCGGTTCAGTGCGCCCAGCCTGCCACCGGTAAAAAGTCGACTCCGCGACACGTGCAGCCCGCAGCCATTTTTTCCGACTTATCGGAAGTGCCTTTCTTTGAGCGTCTAATGCCGCAAGAATTGCGGTCGAACTGGTCAAACTCATGCTCTACGATAAAAAATTGCTTGCACCCTTGCAAGTTCAGATTGAAATGCCAACGCCCAAAAACCGGGCAAAAAATATGACATCAACAACCGAAAACAAAATCGTCGAAAACCTACCCGCGGCCGAGTATCACGCGGACAAAACCCGCGTCTCTAAGCACGGCCTCGACCTCATCCGCCGCGCTCCGGCGGTGTATCACGCCCGACTGACTGCGCCCCCGGAAGGCCGCACTCCGGCCCAGCGTTGGGGAACTTTGGTCCACCTTTACACGCTCGAGTGGGATAACGTCCCCAAAGAAACCGCGATCGTGCCGGGCGACATCGACCGGCGCACAAAAGCCGGAAAAGAAGCGTGGGACGCGTTTGTCCGTGAAGCGGGCAGCCGCGAACCGGTGACGCGCGACGAGCACGCCGAACTGGTCCGAATCGCCGAGGCCGTGCATGATCACCCAACTGCGGGCCGCATTCTGGCCGGCGGATACGCCTCGACCGCGGAGATGTCGCTGTATTGGACTGACACCGACACCGGCGTCAAATGCCGCGCGCGGCCGGATCAGGTGACCGTCGACATGTTAGCGGTCGACCTCAAAACTACGCTAAACGCCAGCGCCGATGCGTTTCAACGCGACGCGTGGAAATACCGGTATCACGTTCAAGCTGCGTTTTACCTCGACGCATTACGCACTTTGCGGCACCCCGCGGAATCGTTTGTTTTTATTGCGGTCGAAAAGGAACCTCCGTACCTGGTGCAGGTATTTGTCGCTACCGACGAATTTGTCGACGCAGGCCGAGTTGCTTACAAAACGGACTTGGAGACGTACAAATCGTGCCTTGGTTCTGGGTTATGGCCCGGTTTTCCGACTGATGCTCAACCGCTGACCATTCCCGCATTCGCCAAAATCTAACCACTCACCAACATGGAACTCGCAACAACAACACCCGCAAACAACAACACCCAGCTTACCGCGTTTTCCGGCGTCGCCGGGTTTGAAGCGGCGCAGCGCATGGCAAAAGCCCTCTGCAGTTCGGACCTCGTCCCGGAGCAATACCGAGGGGCTGAAAAAATCGGAAACGCGCTTATCGCGCTCGAAATGAGTCAACGCATCGGCGCTTCCCCGCTGGCCGTGATGCAGAACCTCCACATCATATACGGGCGCCCCTCCTGGTCGTCGTCGTTTATCATTGCGGCGCTGAATAGCTGCGGGCGGTTTTCTCCGATTCGTTTTCGGATCGAAGGCGAAGGCGAGAACGCGAGCTGCCGCGCGTGGGCGTATGATAGATCGACCGGCGAGGAGCTTGAGGGGCCCCCGGCGTCCATTGCGATGGCCAAGGCGGAGGGCTGGTCGACAAAAAACGGATCCAAGTGGAAAACGATGCCGGAACTTATGCTGCGTTACCGTGCCGCAGCGTTTTTCGGCCGCCTGTACGCCCCGGACGTGTTATCCGGCATGCACGCCGCGGACGAGATCGAAGACGTGCACGGGCGGCCGGAACGCGTTGACCGCGCCGCGGATGTAAACAAGCGGCTCGCTAAGGCAAAACCGGTGCAGGCTGCAGAGGTAACCGCGGAACCCGTTACCGTTGTTGAGACTGTGGCGGACACACCTGCGCTGCAAGAAAAAGCCGACGACTGGCTCTAAAAAAACGCGCGCGCCCCGAGAATTTTTTTGCGCTCGGGGCGCGCCGCTTTTGCAAAACGCTGAAAATGCGCATTTTACGCCGCAAAAAAAATTTGCACAAACCGCTTGCATTTGCGCAAGCGTCGGTTACTTTGGTTGTCGTTAGCAGCAACAACCAACCAACACGACAACATGACCATCACTTACGAAACCGCAGACTGGACGTTAAAAAAAACCACCCTTGGCGCACCCGTTTGGGAGCGCGAGCCTGGCTCGGCTTTTGAGCGTCACCAAGTTCAACTCGGCATCAGCCTACAGGCGCTGTACTGGCAGCCGCGCAACCGGCGCCTGATCGCCGAGACGTATAGCGTTTGGGACGACGGCAAAAGCTGCCACAAAGGCACGCGCTACCACGAGGTCGCGCTGGAGGAAGTGCCCGCGTTTGCGCGCATACACCACACCGTGGAAGACGTGCTAGTGCAGCTCGGTTTCGCAGCTCAAATCCTCAACTACTAATTATGCTCACGCGTTTTTTTCTTTCCGCAGGGCTGGCATTCTTTGACGCCGCCCACTTAGTGCAAGCCGCTGGCACTGCCGAGGCTTTTATCTGGGCGGCCCTCAGCCTAAGCGCCGTCACGATAATGATACTAACAGCTTACGATCTCCAAAATGAACATTGACACCTTAATTGATCGACTCCACCGGGAAACCGAGGCGCTGAAAAATGCGCTTCGGGACACCGTCCAGGAACTCCAACGCCTGCGCCAGGAACTCGCCGCCGGCCGGGCTGGCGTGAACCAAGAATTTCTGGCCCGGGCAAAAGCCAGAGAGGAGGTGCACCGTGGGAAGGCGTGACGCGCAGCGCACGATGGGGGCGCACTTGAATCAACCGATGGACATCGACACCGCGGGGGCCAACTACCCCGAACAAGTCGGCGATATGCTCGCCGCGCTGCGCGCGTGGGAGGCGCGCCGCGGGTTAGAAGCGACTGGTATGCGCCAGTCAATGTGGTACGCCACAAAAAACCGCCGCAAAAAACCGAATGCTCCGAATCCGGCACCGTGAAACCGGCTGCTGGCTCTTGGTTGAGCCGTCCGGGCGTGATGTGTACGTCGGGCCTAAAGACAAAGCCGCAGCAACTCAATTTGCCAGCGCCGACGAAGCGCGTGCGGCCGCGCAGCGGTTCAAGCTCACACCAGAAAAATATCAGATTCAAAATGACCACTCATCACGAAACAAAAGATAGACTCGCTTGGCGCGAAAAAGTCGCGCGCGACCTTGGCGTCGTTATTAAGCCACCCCTCAGTTTTCGGGCTGCCCGGTTTGCGTCGATGCACAGCGGCCGCGATGAACTGGTGCATTGGCTTCTCCGGCCCAGTACGGTCAACACACGAGGGTTTGGCCGAAAAACCTACACGGAGCTGTGTATGGCTTTTGGGCTCGCAATCCCAGCAAAAGCGCCCCGGACGATTGGGCGCAAGCTTGCGGAAGCGCAAAAACGCTGTTCCGAGCTTGAGCAAATCATCCATGACCTGCGGATCGAAAACAGCGGTCAGGCTGCTGAGATTGAAAAACTGAGACAAGCCTGCGACAAGGCGCGTGAGGCTTTAGCGTCCGTGCTTTGTGCCGAAGAGCCCCCGTGCCCTACTTACACAAAATCCCGTTGCTTGTGTGTGGAGGCATTACAAGCACTTAACAAGCTGACAGAATTGAACACGAATTAAACACGAATTAAACACGCCATGACTGACGAACAAATCAACGCTGCAATCCATGATGCACTTGGTAATCCGATTGGGTGTCCTCGGTGCTCAGATCCAGCGTGCAGTTACAACCAAGGTTTGAATTACTGCAACGATCTCAACGCGATGCACGAGGCGGAGAAAGTGCTGACCAGCCAGCAGGAAGAGGATTACTTTGCCAATTTAAGGGCAATCAACGGAGATCTTATTTGGTACAGAACGGTTGGCAAAACTTACAGGGCCACCGCCCGCCAGCGTGCAGAGGCGTTTCTGCGGACGTTGGGGAAGTGGCAGGAGGCAACTGACAAGGAATCCTTGTCGGTTGGGGGCGCAACTACCGAGGAATCCTCGGTAAATGCAATTGACGCCGCGCGCCGGGCCCGTGACGGTTGTGCATGATTTCCGTCCAACCCATCGCCAGCATCTACCAAGTCGCGCAACATTCCAACCTTCGCCCGCTTGTCCGGGCGGTGGTGGAGTCGTTTGACCGCATGCCGAAGACCAGTCTACCGACCGAGATTCCCGGCTCGGTGCAGTCACAAGCGCGGCTTTTGCCGCCGGTGACGCTATACACCGAGCACGGAAAATTGGTCCGCCGCAGCGCCGAACCCGGAAACCTAATTGCCTACGCCTAAATCTGTTCCTAAATCTGTTTCGATTTCGCGGAGGAAATCGTAAAGCGGCCGCAAATCGCGGTAGATCGTTTCTTTATCTTCGCGCGTCCACGCGTCGCGTGGAGTCTTTTTGAGCCATTGCGAAAACCTCTCTGCGATTAACGACGGCGACACAAACGACGCGGTTGACCGCTGCGCAGCAATTTCTGCTTTTGTGAGCTGGACCTTCGTCCGCACGGTGTGAGCTAACTCGGCCGCGCTCAGGCCTTGTTCCATCGCCCACTCCAACGCTAGTTCCGGTTGTTCGCTGCGCGCCGCAACCGCGTGATGGGCAAAACTCAACCCCCGGTGACGCTTTCCGCGCGGGATCTTGCTGGCGACCTCGTACGCGCGGGACGCTTCCTCAAACGACCACGTTGCCAGCTCCAACTGATTGTTTACCCACTCTTTTCCGAATCTTTCCGCGCATGCCACCATCCAATCGCCCAGACCAAAAAGCACGTCGTTCCGAGCCCAATCAAGCACGCCCAAAAGCGCGACGGCGTCGGCCTCGGTTTGGATGTTGTCGAGGTGGAGGCTTTGGGTTTGGAGGAC